AGCCCCGCTGGCCGTAACCCAGCTGCCTGCTGAAGGCTTGGAGGTTCGACCCCTCCCCGCTCCACTGTGTGTGTACGGTGGATGAGTAACTAATGCTCTGAAGCCGTGATACCGCAGACGCTGCAAAGCAGCGTTGGCCCCCTGGTCTGTCATGGCCGCCACGGCGCCCCCAACGGGGTAGTCAGCGAGCCGGGCCACGGACCTGGGGCCACCATGTGACCGTAGCTCAGTCGGTAGAGCGGCAGCCTGTTAAGCTGCGGGTCGGAGGTTCGAGTCCTCCCGGTTACGCTCTTATGTAAGCAAAACGCCATTTCCTTTAATAAGGACAGGATCATGCTTCTGTTCATCGGATTCGTCGCAGTGGCGATCGGCAGTTTCGCCCTCGGGTATCGAGTCGGCTCCGGCCGGTGGTATCCCCCGATCCGGTTCAGCATCTAGGGTGATGGTCCAAGTCCTGGTCGGGCTGATCCTGCTTCTCCTCCTGGAGGAGCGTCTGCCTTGGCAGCAGTGGCTTGCTCGCCGCGCACGTAAGGCGGCAGGGAAGCGGCGATGATCAACCGGAATTTCGCCCAGCACCTGGAGATGGGGCTCGACCGAGTATTCGTAGCCCCGCAGGCGATTCCGCCTTCGGAGTGGGTCGAGGAGCATCTGACGCTCGACGGCCTCGGCGTGTCCACCGACATGAACATCGACGGGACGACGCCCAAGAACTTCCAGCACATCGTGCCGGCCGGGAAGCGGTTCATCTTCTCCCGGGCGGTGTTCACGGCGGTCGACCTGAACATCATCTACACGGACTGGTTCGGCTTCGGCGCGGCGCTCACGAACGGGTGCCTGATGCAGGCGGTCAACTCGGACGACGAGTCGATCGTGGTGTTCGAGGACGCGATCAAGACCACGCTGGACTTCGCGCACCTCTCAGCGCAGGATCTGCCGATCGTCTCGCTCAACCGGGGAACGATCCCCGACGTGATGGTGATTCGGTGGTCGCTCTTCAAGGCCGGCTACGTGCCGATCTTCGAGGCGGGCGACAAGGTCGAGATGACGATTCGAGACAACCTGGTCAACATGGACAATTTCCAGGCTATCATTCAGGGACGTGAATTCGACGCTACTTAGGAGGTGTCTGTGAAACTCGACATGAAGCTCCCTTGGTGGGTCACTGCGATCGTCGCCGTAGTCATCGGCGGCGTCCTGCTGATCTGTTGGCTCCAGCCGGCCGAAGTGGACCGGATCGTGGAGTACGTTCCAGAGCCATACGAGGTCCAGGTACAAGTACCGGGACCTGTCCGTGTGATGGCAGAGGCGTACCAGGACGAGCAGATCGGCGCCTTCCGGGTGGATCTCCCGGAGCCGATGTACTGCTTCCCGATTCGCGGCGCGGGGTTCGATAGATGAAGGCCCTGACCGGGTTGAGATACCGCGACGTGAAGAGGAATTCCCAGCGCCGGAATCAAGGCGTGGTGGGCTCCTTCTTCATCGTCATGGCCATAATCCTGGCCCTCGCACTCCTCACGGGGTGCTCGATGGGCCGCGCGGAGCTAGATCCGCGTGACGAGGCGACTCTGGAGGAGCAGGACTGCCAAGGCGCCTCGGCCTACCTCAACGTGGAGAATCAGTCGTCCTTCTCGATGAGAATAATCATCATGTCGAGGGGCGGATCCCGCTGGACCCTCCAGCCACAGATCCAAGGCTTCGGAGACCACACGTACGAGGTCAGCCGGCATTTCCTGGACAGCGGCGGGTACATTCTGCTCGACATCACCGGCGGAGGGCTCGTCACCATGCCCCCGCGACCCATCCCTATGACCTCACTCCGCTGCGACACCGGAACGCTGTTTATCACGCCTAGCCCGTCGATGAGTTCGTACGTCGGCGCTGACTTCTGAGTAGGATCGACGACTGGATCAGCCAGCATCCGTGGCTCGCCAGAATCGTCTTTCACCCGCTCGTCAGCCCGATCAATCACGGGCTCATCTGCTCGGCGGCTGTCTGCGCCGGGTGGGGACTCTTTCTGCTGTTCCTCGACCCCGGACCCGCCTTCGGAGCGGGCGTGGGGTACGGGGCGGCGATGTTCTTCTACACGGTCCGCGAATGGGGTGACCTGGGGCGGTTCGTGTTCGGCCGGCAGTGGGCGGAGGCCGGGGTGCAGCTCAAGGCGGCGGACAGCTGGCTTGACTGGACCGTACCGCTAATCATGGGGCTCATGACAGCTCACTTGCTACCAACGTAGGGAGAAACACGAAATGCCCGCACTCTTCAGACTAGACGCCGAAGCCATCGCCGGCGCCGACGCACAAAGTTCCGTGATCGCATGGGGCGGCGGCCTTGGCACCTTCGCGGCTTGGGGCGCAGACTTCGACACCGGGACGTACACTCTCCAGGCGTCGTACGACAACGGGACCACCTGGATCGCGGTAGGCTCGGACACGACCCTGACCGCTGCCGGGAACGGCAACTTCGTGCTGCCGGAGGGCGTTCTGCTCCGCGTGGACGCGGACGGCAACGGCGCCATCGACATCTCGGTCTCGATCCTGCCTCATGAGCAGGCGTAACCCATGGCCGCGATCGTAGCAGCCGCCACATACGGAGAGGAGGTCGGCTCCACCACGAACCACGATGTGGTCGTTCCGGCCGGGACGGTTGAGGGGGATCTTCTGGTCCTCCAGGCAAACCGAAACGGCTCGGGCACGATTACGCTGGCGGGGTGGACGCGGATCATGACGGAGGCGATGTCTTCCGTCCTTGTGTCGGATGTGTGGTTCAAGATCCTGACCGGCGAGCAGGCGAACTTCGCTTGGACGAACCAGTTTTCCCGGCTTTCGTCGCACCGGCTGTTTCACATCACGGGCGCCCACGCCTCGACGGCGCCGGAGGGCTCGGATGCCAACGGGAACGGCGGCTCGGTGAATCCTCCGCTCCTGACCCTCTCGGGGTGGACGGACGCTGAAGAGACACTGTGGCTGGCGATGGCTGCGTGGGATGGGAACGTAACGGCAGTGGGGTATCCGACCGACTTCGCTGACAACCAGTTCACGGATGCTCCGGCAGTTGAGCCGGGGCTCGGGGTGTGTTCACGGTCGCTCGCAGCGGCTTCGATGGATCCGGGCGCCTTCACGGCGTCGGGCTCGGACCAGTGGGTCACACAAACGGTCGGTATCCGGCCAGCGGCTGCGGCTGCCGGCGGTGGTGGCGGTTTGGTCCGCACAGTGAGCCAGGCGGTTACGTCGGCAGTGGCTCGATCGGTCAACCAGCAGTAGCATGCCGAATTACGAGCCTCACGCGATCCTGAAGGACTTCATCAGCCGGTACGGGCCGCCGATGGGGGCCATGGGGCCGGTGAATCTGGTCAAAGAGGTCTTCAGGGTCGAGCCGGACGAGTGGCAGAGCGATCTGCTCCGGGACTTCGGCGCTGGGGAGCGCCGGATCGGCGTACGGTCCGCTCACGGCGTCGGGAAGACTTGTGTGCTGGCATGGATGGTTTGGGCCATGTTGCTAACGAGGTTCCCGCAGAAAACGGTCGCCACGGCGCCCACGAAGGGCCAGCTGTTCGATTCGCTGTTTACAGAGATCCTGTCCTGGGGCAAACGGCTTCCGCCGGCGCTCCACGGGCTCTACAACTTTAAGAGCGACCGGATCGAGCTGCTGGCGAGCCCGTCGGAGTCATTTTTCACCGCACGGTCCGCTCGCCCTGAAATGCCGGAGGCGCTACAGGGAATCCACTCCGACCACGTCCTGATCATCGGTGACGAGGCGTCGGGGATCCCCGAACCCATCTTCGAGGCCGGCTCGGGCTCGATGTCGGGTGATAACGCCACAACGGTCCTCGCCGGCAACCCGGTGCGGACTTCGGGGCTGTTCTTCGACGTGTTCAACAAGATGGCCGACAACTGGCGGACATACCACATCCGCGCCGCCGGAGTCGACTGGCCCACGGGAATCCCGAGTGAGAGAGCGATCCCTGACTTCGTGCAGGACATCGCCTCCAGGTACGGCGAGGAGTCGAACGCCTACCGGATCCGGGTCCTGGGGGAGTTTCCGAAGGGCGACGAGAACCAAGTCGTCCCGTTCGAGCTAGTCGAGGCATCCAGATCACGAGACATCGTGACTGTGCCCGGCGCTCCCAGCGTATGGGGGGTTGACGTAGCTCGATTCGGGTCGGCCCGGAACGCCCTGGCCGTCCGCACGAAACGCGAGCTGATCAGCGTCGAGACCTGGGAAGGCGTCGACCTGATGCAGACCGCTGGGCGGATCAAGGCCAAGTGGGACGCCACCATGCCGTCCGACCGGCCGGAGACCATCCTGATCGACGTGAACGGGCTCGGCGGCGGTGTCGTCGACCGGCTCTGCGAGCTGGGACTCCCCGTGCGCGGGATCAACGTGGCGGAGACCGCCAACATCGACGATCGCTACCACCGGCTCCGTGACGAGCTGTGGTGGCGCGTACGGGAGTGGTTCGAGGGCAAGGACGTGAAAGTGCCGCCCATGACCCGGAAGGACCACGATCCGGTCGAAACGACCATCTCAGAGCTGGTGAAGCCGACGTACAAGTATCTGTCGAGCGGCAAGATCCAGGTCGAGACCAAGGACGAGATGCGGAAGCGCGGCGTGCCGTCACCTGACCTCGCGGACGCCTTCATGCTCACCTTCGCAGAGGACGTGAGCGTGCTCATGGGCAGCAGCGGCAGCGGCTGGGCCGGTAGTGCCTGGAATGACGAGCTACCCGACCGATCAGTAGGAGTGCCCTAGTGCAAAGCGAATACTACGTCGCGGACGAGACGCAGATCGAGGACCAGGACGCGGAGCCCACGACCCTCGAAGAGGCCGAAGCAGCGGAGCTGGCAGACCTGAACGGCTTGCTCCAGGAGATGGCCGAAGAGGCGGAGAGCTGGCGCGAAGAGCACCTGGATCCCTTCCTGGCGAAGGCCACAGCCTTCTACCGGGGCGAACCGTTCGGAAACGAGGTCAAGGGCCGCTCAGAGATCGTTCTGACCGTCGTCCGTGACGCGATCCGCGCCACCATGCCCTCCCTGCTCCGTGTGTTCTTCGGCCCCGAGAGGGTCGTCGAATTCATCGGTCGGGGCCGCGAGGACATCGAGCTGGCGAAGCAGCAGACCGACTTCGTGAATCTCGTCGTCCGCGAGGACAACGACGGCTTCCTGGAGTTTCACAGCTGGTTCAAGGACGCTCTGACCCGCCGGCTCGGCGTAATCAAGTGGTGGTTCGAGAAGAACCGCAAGCCGCAGATCGAGCGGTTCGAGGGCGTGACCCTGGCCGAGATCGGCGCCATCTCCCGCGTGCTCCAGAACGAGCAGGGCGTGTTCGAGGTGGAGATGACCGACACGCCGGCCGGGCTCAACGAGCAGCGCGAGGAAATCTTCGACCTGGAGGCTCGCTTTATCAGCGCCGAAGGGCGCGTTAGGTTCGCAGCCACGCCGGTCGAGGAGATGATATGGGACCCGGAGGCCAAGACCAAGCACGACGCGATGCTGGTCGGCCACGTCCGGGATGTGCCCGCTGACGAGCTGATCGCCCGGGGCTTCGACGAAGACCTGGTCAACGAGCACGCCGGCAGCACTCGCCAGAAGGCCGCTCAGAGTGACGCGGCATCCGCTCGACGACTCGACAGCGGGGGCCGACCGGACCCCGTGGTGGACGACGCGGCGGAGCTGACGCAGTTTGCGGAGCTGTACGCCCGGATCGACGTGGACGGCGACGGCATCGCGGAACTGCGACGGTACGACTGCATCGGCGCCGATTGGGTCATCGCCAACGGCGAGGGCAAGGGCGAGCTGGTCGACGAGATCCCGTTCGCCTTCCTGACCCCGGAGCCGGAGCCTCACACGCTCGTCGGGCTCTCCATGTCCGACCTGACCATGGATCTCCAGCGGATCATGTCCTACGTGACCCGCGCCTCGCTGGACTCGCTCGCCAACGCGATCGACCCCGTCCAGGAGGTGGTGGCCTCAGAAGTGAACATGAAGGACGTTCTGTCCCGGAAGCTGTCCCGCATCATCCGGGTGAAGCGCCCGCAGATGATCCGGGAGATTCCGCACCGTTGGGTCGGTTCGGAAGCCCTGGAGATGCTGAACTACCTCAACTCGGTCAAGGAAGACCGCACAGGGCGCTCTAAGGCGTCTCAGGGGCTAGACCCCTCCGTCCTCCAGTCCACGACGAAGGCGGCCGTTCAGGCCAGCGTGACGGGCTCTCAGCAGCAGTTGGAGCTGATCGCCCGCATCTTCGCTGAGACTGGCGTGGCTGATCTGTACAAGGGAATCCTCCGCTTGCTTGTCCAGCACAAGGACGAGACCCGGCGCAGGATCGTCCGGCTACGGGGCGAGTACATCGCCGTCGACCCGGACAAGTGGGACGCGACGATGGACGTGCGCGTCAACGTGGCGCTCGGGACCGGCCTGGTCGAGGACAAGCTACAGATCCTCGGGCTGATCTTGGAGAAGCAGGAGTCCCTGATGGGCGCCGGCGCTCCGATCGTGACCTGGCGGGGCATCCGCACCACCCTTGCGAAGATCACGCAGCTGGCGGGATTCCCGACGGCCGACGAATTCTTCGAGATGTGGGGACCGCAACAGCAGCAGGAATTCGACGAGCAACAGGCGCAGAAGGGCGAGCAGCCCTCGCCGGAAGAGCAGCTGGTTCAGATCGAGATGCTGCGGGTCCAGGGGGACCAGGCGGCCAAGGCCAAGGAGCTGACGCTGAAAGAGCAGGAAATGCTCCTCAAGGACGACCGAGAGCGTGACAAGACCGCCCGCACCTTCGCGGTCGATTCAGAGCGCGTCAGGAACGAGGCCGCCGTGAAGACGAACGAGGCGGTGCTCAAGGCAGCGGCGGAGGCCGATCGGCTCCAGCAGGACGCCGGCGTCAGCGCCGTGAAGCTGATTCAAGAAGAACGGGCACGCGAGGAAGCCGCTGCGGCGGCAGCCAACCAGCCCCAGCAATAGAGAGGTCTGCCTGTGGACCAGCAACAGAGAGCTAGACACGCACGTCAACTGCTCGAAGACCCGATTCTGAACGAGGCCCTAGAGGTCTCGGCGGACGAATACGTCGACGAGTGGATGGCAGCTTCAACCGTGGATGAGCGTGAGGCGGCATGGCACAAACGCCACGCACTCGCGGACATTCTACGGCACCTCGTGTTCCTCGCCTCGCAGGAGGAAGAGAGCAACGAGGACGATGAGGAAGAGTCGATACCCGATCTCCAGTGAACGCTGGCCCGGCCGACTCCCACACGGAGGCTAGAACGTGGCTGACAACGAACCAGGAACAGACGACGCACCGCTCGAACGGCACCTCTTTGCTGCCGGCGGTGATGTGAACGACGCAGAGGCCAAGCTGTTAGGGTTGCTCTCGGATGAAGACGTAGCAGGCGAGACAATGATCGCCGCTGGTCCCGAGAAAGGCGACCCGCCCGCCAAGGACGACGCTCCAGGTCCAGGCGAAGGCGAGCAGGAGGAAGAGGAAGCCCTCGAAGTAGAGGACGACCCCCCGCTCGGAGATGAAGAGCCCGAGAAGGACGACGGCCCGGCGGCCGACGAGGAAGAGGAAGAGTACGAGTACGAATACGTCGACGCCGATGGGAACGTAATCGAGGACCCCGCCTCTGAAGAAGAGGCCGAGACGTACACCGTTCTGGTGGACGGCAAGGAGCACGAGGTATCCCTCGAAGACCTGACCCAAAGCTACTCCTTCCGCGCTCACAACACGCAGAAGTCGCAAGAACTCGCCAAGTCCCGAAGTGAGATGGACGCAGAGGCTGCGACGTTACGCGAGAGCCGAGATGTTTACGGGCAGCGCCTCAAGCAAGTGGAGCAGGCGCTATCGTCGAGCATGCCGCAGGAGCCGGATTGGGACACCCTCGAAGTTGAGGATCCGACCCGCTTCGCTACCGAGTCCGCCAAGTGGGCGAGGCACCAGCGAAAGCTGGACGCACTCGCCGCCGAGCAGAAGAGAGTCAGCGATGAGTCGATCGCTGACCATACTCAGCAGCTCGAAGATTTCAAGGTGGACCAGGGCAAGCGCATGATGGTGGCGATCCCGGAGTGGGCCAAGGACAGCGAGGTCCAAGAGGCCGAGCTGACCAGGCTGCACGCCTACGCACAGAACTCGATGGGGTTCACCGAAGCTGAAGTGAACACGATCGTTGATCACCGCGCCGTAGTGGCGCTGCGTAAGGCGATGCTGTACGACGAACTCCTCGCACGAGGTCGGGCCGCCCGTAAGGGCAAGAAGCCGAAAGGCCAGCCGACCGGAGTGCTGAAGCCCGGAACCAGGCGCAGGCGAGTGAAGTCTGGCTCGAAGCGTAGAGTCGCGGCTCGACAGCGATTGTCTCAGACCGGCAGCGTCAAAGACGCTGAATCACTCTTGTACGACATGCTGGGCGACGACGCCTAGCGTGCAACTTCGCAGGGAGCTAGAGAACCATGGCCATAGTAGCCAACACCTTCCTCCGCTACGACGCGAAGGGACTGCGGGAATCACTCAGCGACATCATCTACGATGTGTCGCCGGAGGAGACCCCGTTCCTTTCCGCCGCAGGCAGAGGTTCGGCCAAGCAGACGCTGGAAGAGTGGCAGACGGATGTCCTCGCCAGCGCCACGGACAACGCGCAGCTCGAAGGAGACGACATCACGTCGTTCTCCGCCATCACCGCCTCGGTCCGTGTGGGGAACCACACGCAGATCAGTCGGAAGGTCTTCCTGATCTCGGATACCGAAGAGGTCGTGGACAAGGCTGGACGGCGCTCGGAGATGGCTTACCAGATCCCGAGACGGGGCCTGGAGCTGCGGCGCGACATCGAGCGGGCATGCTTCCTGAACACGATCGCCGTTGCTGGTAACAGCACGACCGCTCGTGTCAGCGCGGGCCTCGGCTCGCACGTCAAGTCGAATGACGTTTTCGCCGGCGACGGGTCCAGCCCGACGTGGACGAGCGGCATCCCGAATGACGCGCGTGGCGACGGAACCCAGCGTGCCTTCACGGAGGCTCTGCTCAAGAGCACCGTGTCCCTCATGTGGACCACCGGCGCGAACCTCCGTTCGCTGTTCGTGGGTCCCTTCAACAAGCAGGCCGTGTCCAACTTCTCGGGCGTGGTCACGCGGAACTTCGACATGAGCAACGTCGATCCTTCGCCGTCGGCCGTGATCGCTGCGATCGACGTGTACGTCTCCGACTTCGGCACCCTGAAGGTGATCCCTTCGAGGTTCCAGCGGGAGCGTGATGCGTGGTATCTGGACTTCGAGTTCCTGAACGTCCTGTACCTCCGCTCGTTCCGCACCGTCAAGCTGGCGAAGACGGGTGACGCTGAGAAGCGTATGCTCATCGCGGAGTGGACGCTGGAGGTCAAGAACGAGGCCGCTCTCGGTCTCACGGCGGACCTGAACACCAGCTGAAGCTAGGCGACGGCTAGAACCGGGTTAGGGGGCCTACACGGCCCCCGCACCCTTCACCTTCTCAGGAGACAGGAACATGCTTGCACCAGCAGACTTGGTGCGTGCTTCGGCGCAGCTTCAGTTCGACGCTTCGCCTGTTGCTACCGATGCCTTCACGATCGGGGCCATCCTCTACACCTATATCGCCACGCCGGCTTCGGCGTACGATGTGGACATCGGGGGTGCCTCGGCCAACGACACGGGTTCGCTTGCGAACCTCGTGCTGGCGATCAACGCCACGGGCACCGGTGTCGCAGCCACGTACTTCGACACGGGAACCTTGCAGAACCCGAACATGAGCGCGGTGGTCACGACCGCTGCGACTCTGATCACTCTCTCCGCGAGAGTGCCGGGGACTGCCGGCAACGGGATCTACCTGTTGTCATCGGAGACCGACATCGACTTCGAGCAAGTCGGTGACACAGCTACCCTCTTCTCCACGTTGGGGACGGGCGTGCTGGAGAATCACCTCCAGGCACTGCTCGACGAGGTCCAGCTCAACAGTGAGGCGATCTCTCTGGTCGCCCACCTCACGTCGAGGTCTTCGGACTAAGACTAGCCTGACGAGGAACCATGCTCATCTCTCACAAGTTGGGCATGGTCTACCTCGCCAGCCCTAAGACCGCGAGCAAGGCAACGCGGCAGCTCTTGGAGCAGGACTTTGGCTTCGAGAGGAAGGACGGGCACCACGCCCCGTTGATCGAGCACCCTGGCCCCGACTGGACGGTCTTCACGGCCGTACGGAACCATTGGGACGCTTGGGTGAGCTGGTTCTACTTCTCCGGCGCACGGGGGCTCCCGTTCGGCGTGGCATGGATCGAGAGGTTCATGGAGCGCCACTGGAAGTATTTCCCGGTCCAAGGAGAAATGTGGGGCCTTCACACGCAGATCGCGGACCGGATCATGCGGTTCGAGACCATAGAAAACGACTTGGGGTCGGTGCTTCGGCAGCCGGTCGTGCTCCCCAAAGTGAACCTCGGGGCGGCCCGGACGGCCACCAAGAAGCAGCACTACTCAAGCCACTACGACGAGGCGACCCGGGACTACGTGGCCGCCCGCTGGAAAAACGAAATCAAGCGGTACGGCTACTCGTACTCGCACGGAGGTTAAGATGGCAGTCCCACAGAGGATCCGTACCGATGTTCCGAACCACCCGGTTTCGGGATCGCGGGTGTACGCACTCACCAACTGGACCGCAGACCTCGACATCGACTGCAACTCGGCGTCGAATGACGAGCTGTCGGACTTGCTCGGCACCGTGATCAAGGATCTGATCGCGGCCGGCATCCTGACCGGCACCGTCGCGGCGGCGTAGTGAAGCCGATCTGGAAGGGTCTGCTGATCGTCGGAGCAGTGGTCGCCCTCGTTATGGGGGTGGACCGCTGTTACGGCGGACGTGCAGACGCCTGGGAGGCCCGCGTCAAGGTGGCGATGGCCGAGAGCCGACAACTACGGTCCCGGGTAGTGGACTTGCAGGCCGAAGCGGAAGAGCTGCGCTCACAGGCCGTAGCCAGCGCGGAGGAAGCCGCTGCTCGGGAACCTGTCATCGTCGAACGCATCCGCAACTTGCCCCCGGCGGTCACGCCAGGCGAGGAGCAGCGGGACGAGGTGATAGTGGAAGTCGTGGAGCAAAGTAACCGCTGGAAAATATCGTACCAGACGGAAAGCGCCGCCCACGACCTAACCCGTGAAGCACTGAAGATCGCCCTAACGAGGGGCGACAGCCTCTATAGCCTGTTGGTGGTACGGCCGACCAAGAAGCCGTGGTACATCCCACAGCTGGGTATTGGCCCGTTCGCCGGCGTCTGCTCCGGGGGCAACCCCTGTGTCGGACCCGTCGCCATCAACCTCTCTTGGAAGATAAGCCTGTGAGCAGAGCGAGGAAGCTGAACGAGACGCCTGAACAGGCGATCAAGCGGATTCACCTCCAGCACGGTGATGGGGATGTGACTATCCACACCAAGCAGGACGTGACCGACATCATCCGCAACAACAAGATGAACTTCAACGAGCGGGGCGGGCGCTGGGACCAGTTCCAGAACCACGTCGCGCGGGTCCCCACGGCGATCTACTACAGCCTGGTCAAGCGGGGGATCATCAACGAGCGGAAAGACCCGGACGGGGTCGCGTTTACGGCGTGGCTCAACGACCCGGACAACAGCGCCTGGCGAACGAGGCCCGGCAGAATTTAGCCTGTGGAGAGTCCTGTGAACCGACAGCAGCGTAGGCGCCAAGAGCGCGAGCTGAAGAAGATGGAGAAGCAAGTCGACGGCGAGCTGGAGACCCGGCCCGGCGTCAACGTCATGGTCCTCGTGCCGTGTCAGTCGGAGGTGAAGGCCGCCTTCGCGTACGACCTGGCGCAGATGATGTCCTTCACGGCGAGCCACTTCGTGAAGCCCGGCATCATCGACACCCTCGGCGTAGGGTTCCAGATCGGGACGTACGTCCACACGGCTCGGCAGGCGCTGGTCATGGGCGCGATGCAGAAGCCGACCGACTACTTCCTGTTCATCGACTCGGACATGAGGTTTCCGCCCGACGCCCTGGTGAAGTTGCTGACTCACCAGGAGGCGATGGTGGGCGTGAACTATCCTTCACGGGCGCCTCCGATCCGGTGGCTCGGTGTCAAGACCGTAGCCGACAAGGAAGCGGAAGTGGGCGGCAAGGGCGTGCTCCTAGAGACGCAGCCCGAGTCGACCGGCCTGGAAGAGGTGGATGCCATGGGGTTCGGCTTCGTGCTCATCCGCCGGGACGTGTTCGAGGCGCTACCGGATCCCCGGGAGAACGGTCCCTGGTGGTGGTACGAGTGGATGCCGAAGCGCAAGGCGCAGATCGGTGAGGACGTGTACTTCTGCCGGCTAGTGGCGGAGCACGGAGTCACGCTGTTCATCGACCACGACCTCTCGAAGAGGATCCAGCACATCGGCACTGAGGTATTCGGGCCGGACCACGTTTGGGCGGCCGACGCGATGCGGGCTGAAGCAAAGGCAAAGGCAGAGTTAGACGATGGCAGTGATCACGAACTACTCGACGCTGGTAGCGGAGATCGCGGACGTTCTGAACAGGACGGACCTGACGGCGACGATTCCGGGGTTCATCCAGAGGGGCGAAGCGAGGATCAAGAGGGACGACCGGGCGAAGCAGCTGGTGGACCTGACCCCGCTATCGGTCTCAGCGGAAGCGACTGACCTTCCGTCCGACATCGACTCGCTGTACTCGGTGGCGCACGATGGCCCGAACGTCTTCGGCCCCCTCGTGCTCACCGACCTCGGCGGGCTCACCAAGTACAAGGCCCTGCTGTCCGGGGACGCTACCGGTGTGCCCGCAGCTTGCGCCATCCGCCAGGACGGAGCCGGCAACACCACGCTGATCGTCGCCCCGGAGCCGAACGCCACGTTCGCGCTCCAGGCGCAGTATTGGGCGAAGCTGACTCCGGTCTCCTCGACCGTTCCCACCAGTCGGTTCCTCACGGAGAATCCCGACATCTACCTGTACGCGGCGCTCCTGGAGAGTGCTCCATACCTGAAGGACGACAACCGGATCCCCGTGTGGAAGGGTGAGCTGGAAGAGCGCCTTGAGAAGATGGGCCTGGCCACACAGCGGCTCATCTTCGGCGGCGAGATGGTCGACGAGCCCCGGTTGGTGTTCTAATGACCGTACAGGATCCGACCACCAACTACGGCTGGGACCTTCCCACGGACGGCGGCTCTGACGACACCTGGGGCACTGAGCTGAACGAGGCGATCGGTGAGGCCCTTGGCGCAGCCATCGAGTCCGTCGACACCGTGATCAGCCAGCTGGCCGACGCCATCGCGTTGGCGATCACGAACAAGGAAGAGCTGGAGCAGCGGGTCGAGCAGCTAGAATCGGTGTCACCACGCCCGGCGTACGGGCGCGTCCATCTCGTCTCCACGGTGCAGCTGGCCAAGGCGTCCGCTGAAGACATCGTGTGGGACACGGAGGACTTCGACCTGGGCGGCGTGGTGGACCTGTCGACTCAGCCGACGCGGCTCACGGTTCCGTCGGACCTGGACGGCCTCTTCACCATCCGGGGCCAGGTCACGCTGCCGTACACGACCGCCAGCGGGGACGACGGTGTTAGCCTCCTCCTGCGGATCGTGAAGAACGGCAGCACAGAGATCGCGGTCGCCCGCAAGCACTACATGAACGACGACGTTCACGAGGACCGGAGCGGGGACATCACCATCTCGATCGAGGCGTTGGACGACGCCGTCGAGACGGACTACTACGAGCTGGAGATCACGTACGACTACAACGACACCGGGGTTGCCACTAAGCAGATCAGCCAGGGCGTCATGCGGTCGTTCTTCGAGATGTACCGGCACTGGTCTCCGATCGTGACTATCCCGCCGACGGTGGGCAACGCCACGATCACGAACCTGACCTCGCGGACCACGCACAGCGTGGCAATCGGGGCGCACGTCACGGGCGACCTCATCGTCATCTGCTTCAACTCCCGGGCGAACGTGACTATCACGCCCCCCGGTGGTTGGAGTGTGATTCTCGACGCCGGCGCGACCAGTACGGTGACGGACGGAGTGGTGGTGACGAAGGTCGCTACCGGCTCCGCCGAGACGGCCAGCTTCATTACGAGTCTCGGTAGGACCAGTGCGTCCGTGGCCTACGTGATTCCGAAGGCATCGCACAACGTGCCCGGCGAGGCGGTCGAAGCGGTGGTGCAGGACCAGGACGGTGGTGCGCCGTTCGGGTTCCAGATCAACCCGCTGGTAATTACCCCCTCGTGGGGGCCGAAGGATACGCTGTTCCTCGCTGTCGGGGCACCGGGTTCCGACTACGTGTTCGTGGCCTACCCCGTCACCCCCAACGCCTACTCGGGCGATGGCGGGTTCGAGGGCGCCTCGAATGTACAGTCGATCCGTGCAGCCTCCAGGGCGGCGAACGTCACGTCTGAGGACCCGGACGGATTCGAGCACACTACGAACGCGAGCGGACTCGTCTGGACGATTGCTGTCCCAGGCGCCGAACTCACTTAGGGAGAGATCATGGCTGTACAAGATCCCACTGCAAATTACGGTTGGCTCCTGCCCGACGTGGGTGGTGACATCGGCTCGTGGGGCGGCCTCCTCAACGCCGTCTTCGGGGAAGATGACGCCGACATCCTGCTCGGCATAGACGGGGTCATCGGCCTGTTGCAGGCCCAGCTCACGACCCTGGAGGGGGAGATCGACGCGATCGAGACGCGCGTGACTACGCTGGAGGACAATCCCCCGACGGCGCTCGGCGCCCGCTCGGAGCTGTCTTCGAGTCAGTCCGTGCCCAAGAACTCCGCCACCAAGATGGGCTGGGGCACGAACGTCTTCGACGAGGGCAGCCTCTCCACTCCCGACATCACCCGCATGACCGTCCCAGCGGACGGCACCGGGCTGTGGCAGATCCGCGCCTCGATCAAGGGGCCGAAGACCGCCGGCTCGGCGGGCGGTGGGGACGACGGCCGGTTCATGCTCATCCAGATCAAGAAGAACGGCTCTGAGATCATCGGTGAGGCCCGGATCCCGTACTTCAATGACGGGATCGATCAGACCAACTCGGGCGACGTTTCGGTAGACGTGGCCGTGCTCGACGTGGCCACCGCCGACGGCGACTACTACGAGGCGTGGCTCACGCAGGGCTTCTCCAGTGGTGGGGGCACGTCGGCCCTGGTAGTCGAGGCCGGCAACGGATCCTACCTCGAAGCCATGCGGATCACGAAGGAGCTGGCGTGATATGGATAACGGACAAGCGTTCCGGGAGATCCAGAGATCGCTAGGCCGAGTCGAGGGGAAACTCGAAGCCGTTCACGAAGAGGTTCACCGACAGGGAGCGGCGAGTCTCGCAGTCGCAAGTAGGGTCGACATGCTCGAATCCAAGTACGACCGGATCAAGGGGGGATGGGCGGCGCTCGCAGCTCTGGCAGGAATCGTTGGTGCCATGCTGACGTTCGCCCTCAACTGGATGATCGAATAGTGCTCGGCCGGGTGGTACAGAGCCTTGCGAAAGCTCTGATGGTCTCCATGGTCGTGATCGGGGCGTTCGGGACGTTCATGCTCCTGCCAGCGCAGGAAGCCCCCGAGTTTCTGATACGAGCGAAGCACTTCGAGGAAGCCTACTTCAGCGAGTACCCGGAGAACCGGTTCGGCCGGAGTCCGCGAGGCGAGCTGCTTCTGAAGCGGTACTTCTTCCGGGACCTCCGCAAAGCGCAGATGGGGCCAGAGGGTCTACGGTTCTACCGCGAGGCGGAGGAGTGCCTGAAGCACGAGGGGATCGAGACGCGCGACTACGCTCCGTACCACCAGATCCAGTGGCATCTGTTCGCGGAAGGGTGGAGCTTCGTGGGGAGCCGCGCGAGTGAATTCAAGGGCGCCTGGTTCATCGATAGCATCGTCCTGAAGGACGACCTGGCGGGGCAGGATCTGGAGCAGACTATCCGGCACGAGCTGATCCACCTCATGGTCGGGCCAACGCAGCACCCGATGATGCCCGACGAGGTTGGGCACTGTCTACCGGCTCTCATGCTCGACGAGCGGGAGGTACAGGATGCAGGGTTTACGCGATCTAGCAGAGCATTTCCGTTCGGATTCTCAACTGTTCGAGGGGAACGAGTGGGGCCTCGCTCCAAGTTCCGTCATGAACAGCTGGGTGGCACAGGAGTCCCGCTGGGACCCCGACGCAGTCCGTGAAGAGCCCGGCTTCTACCGTCGCTACGTCGTCCCTAACCTGACGACTCGGCGCCAGAAGCGAGAGCAGTGGCAGCTGGCCACCAGCTGGGGACTGCTGCAAGTGATGGGGCAAGTCGCCAGAGAACGCGGCTTCACGGGCAAGTACATTCCGCAGCTGCTGGACCCGTCGCTCGGGCTCTACTACGGCTGCAAACATCTGATCTGGTCACAGGAGAGGGGGGACGGTAGCTGGTCACAGGCCCTGGCCGCCTACAACGGAGGGCTCGGTGGAAACAGAGTCACCGGGAAACTCCGCAGGCAGCCCTACGTCGACGAAGTCATCCACCGGGCGAGGATCCTTGAGCAACGATAGGTGGTCCTTCCTCAAGGAGGAGGGCGGGAAGGTATCCATGGCCCGGGTGCAGCTCGCGGCCAGCCTGTCGGCGTTCTTCGTCGTGTTCTCGCTGTGGGTGGTGATCATGCTCGGCCTGTTCCTCGACCTGTGGCCATGGACCCGCTTCGAGGGCGCGGTCGTGGCCGGCGGGATTGGGCTCCTGTCCGTCGTCTTCGGCGGAGTGGGAGCGTACGCAGTCAACAAGGTGTCGGATAGATGGGGGTAAAGACTGAGCGCCTGAAGGTCCGATTCCCTTCGGCCCCGGACCAGTACGACCAGCTGGGCGAGGCTGTATTCAGGAATGACCTGGAGCGCATACTCGACACGCTGTCGGGCACCTTCGCATCGCTGAAGCAGGAGATCGAGGACGAGCTGACCGGCCCGATCTTCCCCACAGTCACGGGGACGCGGGAGTTTCGGCTCGTCTCGAAGGACTTGGCCCTCGTCGCAGAGGGCATAGACGTGGCCTCGTGGATCGACAAGTGGAGCGGGTACGACTTCGCCGGCGGCACGACGAACCCGCAGTACAACCTGAACATCTTCGGTGAGCTGCCGGGCGTCCAGTTCGACGGCGCGACCGACAGGCTGTTCGTGGACCGGGGAGCGCAGGCGACCCCGGGCGCGTTCACGTTCTTCTTCGCGTTCAAGACCCCGTCGGCGTGGCCGGCGAACAACAACACGCTGCTCCAGCTGTCGGACGCGGCCGGCGCCAACCGCCAGAGCGTGGTGGCCCGACGCAACGCCGGCTCCTTCCGCCTGGCCTGGTGGGACACCACCGGTGGATGGAAAGAGTCCGCCACGACGCTGGCCACGGACACCAGCTACATCCTCTCGGCCGCCTCCGATAACTCGGACATGCTGTTCAAGGTGAACGGGGGCACGGTGGAAGACCTGGGGAACCCGACCCTCCAGCTGATGGAGGTGTTCAACCTCGGGTCGTCGTTCGCGGAGACCGAACCCGTGGGCGCCTACTTCGGTGAGGTGATCCTCTACAGCACCAAGCTGTCAGACGCGGACGTTGTCCTGGTCGAGGAGTACCTGAGAAAGGTCTACCAGTGATAGACCAGCAGAAGTTCGAGCGGGCGCTCCGCGAGGGCGGCCACATCATGTCTCAGAAGGATCTCGTGGACGCCGCCAGGAGCGGCCGGGTCCGCGCGTTCTTCGAGAACGACAGCTTCCTCCTGGTCTCCATGGGGTCGAAGCAGCAGATGATCTTCCACATCGTGGTAGGTGATCTTCCCGACGTGTTCATCGCGGCGGACCGAGCATACGAGTGGGGGCGCTCGCAGGGCGCCAACCGAGCAGTCTTCATCGGGCGGACAGGGTGGGCCAAGGTGCTGAAGGGTGAAGGCTGGCGCGTAGTGAACGACCTCAAACTGTACGAACGTAGTCTCTAGGGAGGGACACTCATGGCACCACTACTTCCCCTGGCCATTGGCGCCGGGTCGAGTCTGGTCTCGAAGTTCATCGGCGGACCGAAGTCCAGTCAGGGACCGGATCAGCAGTCACAGGAATTCATCGACTTCATGCGGCAGTTCGGCATGGAGGGCGCGGAGCAGATCCAAGGCGCCGGCCCGACCGCCGAGAACTTCGACATGGAGTCGATCAACCGCTTCCTGAACCCGTTCCTCGAACAGGAGGAAGGGCGGATCCAGGAGCGGGGCGACTTCCGCGAGGCGAGAGCTATCCGGGATGCCCGGCAGCGCAGCACCCTCTCCGGTTCGGAGCGGGGCTCGCGGGCCGCCATCGGGGAGTCGCTTGCCGGCGAGCGTGAGGCCAGGCTGACGAACGAGCAGCTGGTCCAGCTCCGGCTTCAAGGCTTCGGCCAGGCGGGGCAGCTCGCCCTCGGGGCGCAGCCGTTCCGTAACGAGGCCCTTGACGCGAACCAGCTCATCCGTCGCCTGGAAGCGGGCGCCGGACTGCTCGGGCAGACCGCTGGTCCTCTCGCTGCCGGCCAGGTAGCGGAGGGTCCGGGACCCGATCCGCTCGGGACGGGCATCGCGGCCGGCACCATCGCGTCTCAGTTCTTCGGTGGCGGGAACGAGGTTCCGTTCGGCGTGGGTGATCCGCTCCGGCCGGGGCCGATCAACGTGCAGCCGCCTCCGCCTGGCAGGGTGCCGGGCACTGATCTGTCGCCCACCTTCGGAGGCTTCTAATGCCGCTAGGACCACTGGCAGAGCTGGCCCCTCGGAACGAGGCGCTACAGCGAGCAAAGGCACGGGAGGAATTCCTGAAGCGGTCGCAGCCCGGGTTCGTCGGGAAGCTGTTCGGGGGCGCCGATGACCCCCGTCTGTCCGGGGACCAGAACGCAGAGGCCCGCCGGCAGGCTGTGTTGCAGGGCGGCTTCGCCGGACTCATGGCGGCTGGCCAGGGACAGAACCTCTTCTCCACGGTAGGTGCGATCGGGACGGCGGCAGGGGCGTTCCGCGAGAAGCACAACGAGCAGATCGGTGACGCGAACCTGGAGCTGTCGCCGGCGCTCGACCTCATGTCGCAGATCACCGAAGTCATGAAGGACGGGGAGATGCACCGGGTCCTGATCGACAAGCGGACCGGCCGGGAGATCGCTGACCTGGGCCGCTCCGAAGTGCCGAAGGACCCCCGCGACCTACGGACCCCGATCAAGGTGCGGACGCCAAGTGGCGACATCGTCCTGGCGTTCCCGGACCTGTCGAACGGGACCCTCATCTCAGCTGCGACCGGGGAGATCCTTGCCGGCGCCTTGCCGGTCCCGACGGAGCACAGACTGATCGTCGGGAAGCGGGCGGACCTGGCCACGGGGATCAAGTACGAATTCCTCATGAACCCGATCACGGGTGAGGCCATTGATGGGACGGAGCGCGTCGTGGGCCGGCTCGCGGAAGACGGTGCAGGCGGGAACGAAGAGGACGGCCGGTTCGCCAGGGCGATCCACCGCCACCTCGACACGATCACCCGTCAGCTGTCGCCGGAGGGGTACGAGCCCTACGGCATCCTGGAGACGTGGGCCGCGCAGCAGACGGGTCTGCTCGCCGTGTTCAAGTCCTTCACGAAGGCCGACGTGCAAATCTTCAACGCGGCAGCGCAGGACATCCTGTCGCTGGTGATCAAGTCTCGGTCGGGCGCCCAGGCGTCGAACCAAGAAGTGGAGCGGCTTCGGCAGTTCGCCATCCCGCTTCCCCGGGACAAGCCGGAGACCGTCCGGTTCAAGCTACAGCTGATGCGCGACATCGCAAACGACATCGAGGCAGGGGCGGATCCGTTCGACAGGGTCCGGGATCCCCGCTCCGCCGACGGCCTGCGGTCCCTCCCGTTCGACGCGGAGGGCCGGATGCTGCCAGGAGCTGGGGGCAACACCCTGACTCCAGCCGACGATCCGTTCGCGGAACTTCCGCGAAACAAGTAAGGGGTATAGATGAACGAGCAAGCACTCCTGATCCTGCTTGAACAGGCCCAGGCCGCGCTCGACGACGGCGCCTCCATGATGGACGTGAACGCCGTGGTCCGCGAGAAGACCGGGGGGCAGTTCCCCGGGATGATGTCTCTCGGCCTGGCCCTCGGGCCGGACGCACTGAAGAACTCTTCGAGCCAGCAGATCGTCGAGATGGGCAGGGACGAGGCGGACGCTGACCCCGAGAGTGCGCTCCAGCAGGCCAGCACCGTTTCCCCGACCCGCGACTTCGCGGAGTCCTTCATCCAGGGGATCTCCTTCGGTGCAGCGGACGACGTTCTCGGAGAGGGCTTCGCGGAGCGGCTGGAGAATCGCCGCGAGGTGAACCCAGGCGCGAGCCTCCTGGCCGAGTCGGCCGGGCTGCTTGTGCCAGGTATGGGCGCCGGCAAGATCGCGGCCAAGGCGTCAGGCGGGATCTTCCGCAAGGCCCTCGCCCTTGGCGGCGTGGGTGGAGCTGAGTCGGCGGCACTCGCTGCCGGCGAGGCGGAGGCTGGGCAGGAGCCCGGCACCGTCGGTGCTGCGGAACGGCTCAAGGCGGGAGCAGGGGGCTTCGCTCTCGGCGCTCCGTTCGGTGTGGCGATCGGGCTCGCGGGTCCGATCCTCTCCGGTGTGGGGCGGATGCTCCGCAGCGATGCGTCCCTGGCTAGGATCGCGTCCAAGGAAGCGGTCGAGCAGACGGGCAAGACTGCGGACGAGCTGTTCGATCTCGTGCGCCAGCGGTCGACGCAGATCGGTGGTGAGGTGTCCGTGCTCGCTGACGTGGCCCCGGAGCTAGGGGTCCAGGCCCAGCGGTTCGCCACTGGCGGAACGCGAGCCATCGGACGGGCAGGCGGACCACTGGAAGTCCTGCGAGCCCGTGTCATGCCGGAGGAAGTTCGGAAGGCAACGGCCCAGGTCTTCAGGGCGTTCGACGACAGGGTCACGAACAACAAGCCCCTGATCAAGGCCCTGACCTCGAACAGTGAAATCTCGGACGCGACTCGGTCCGTGATCAAGGGTGACGTGGGGAACCTGAAGACGGTCACGTTCGAGCAGCTTCAGAGCGTGCGGAACGGACTGCGGAACCAGTTCCGGTCGGCCAAGGCCACCGGCAACGTGACCTCGATGAACCGGATCTCGCAGACGCGGATCCACCTCGACACGCAGATGGAGCGAGTCTTCCCTGGCTTCGCCCGGGCGAACGAGAACTTCATCGAGCTGCTGTCGAGACAGGAAGGAGCGGAGGAGCTGATCCGCGCGATCGACAAGGCGCTGCCGCAGATCACGCCGGACGTGCCCCAGGTCGGTGGACTGTTCTCGTCCGTCTACAAGGCGGTCTCGCGGCCGGCACGCCGGCGCAAGATCATCATGGAGATGGTGGGCGAGGCTCTTCTCACAGATGGTGAGGCGGGGATCGAGCAGCTGACCAACCTCCTGAAGCAGGGCAAACTCGCCCAGCTCTTCGGTGGGATCGAGACCATCCGTGGCGTGACCAGGGGAGCAGTCCTGGCCCAGCCCGGCGGCCTGATCAATCCTGACTCCAACCGCCTGTAGGAGGGCCTGTGGCCAAGCAGCTTTTTCCGCTGAAGTTCCCGCCTGGGTTCTTCCGTAACGGCACAGAGTACGAGACCAAGGGGCGCTGGTTCGACGGCACCCTGGTCCGTTGGTTCGAGGGGGCGCTCCAGCCGCTAGGTGGCTGGCAGCAGCTGACCGACATCACGGACGCACTCGTTTCCATGGATCAGCCGACCCGGGGTATCCTCTCATGGAAGAGGGACAACGGGGTGGCTGAAGTTGCGTTCGGGTCCTACTGCAAAGCGTGGGCGTTCTCACTCGGCGTCCTCACCGAGATCACTCCGGCCGGCATCAGCTGCGGCACGGAGCACGCGACCGTCGTGGACGGTGGAGCGTACGGCGAGGGTATCTACGGCGCCGGTCCCTACGGTGGTGTGGTGTCGGACGTGAACAACCAGATCCTGGAAGCAGGGTCGTGGTCGTTCGATAACTTCGGTCAGGTGCTCGTTGGCTGCCCGTGGCCCGACAACGGGATCTACGATTGGGACCTGAACATCGCCAACGACTTCGTGGCGGTGGCGAACGCCCCGACCGCGAACGCGATCGTGGTGACACCCGAGAGGTTCCTCGTCGCCCTCGGGGCGGACGGTGACAGGCGGCTCGTCGCGTGGAGCGACCAGAACGACCGCACCACCTGGGCGCCTCTGGCGACCAACCAGGCGGGGGACTTCCCCATGCCTGGCTCCGGCGACATCCTGGCAGGGAGACGTGGCCGGAACGAGACGCTGATCTGGACCGAGACGGACATTTGGGCCATGAGGTACATCGGCGGGGAGGACGTGTACCAGTTCGTGCAGGTAGGGGCCAACTGCGGAGCGATGAGCCGGCGGACTATGGCGGCCATGCAGAGCCGTCACTATTGGATGGGCCGGAAGGGCTTCTTCGTGTACGACGGGTTCACGCGGGAGCTGCCGTCGGAGGTGGGGGACTACGTGTTCTCCGACTTCAACTTCATCCAGCGGTCGAAGGTGGCGGCCGTGCCCATGGCTGAGTTTGGTGAGGTGTGGTGGTTCTACCCCTCGGCCAACTCGATCGAGAACAACCGGTACGTCGTCTACAACGTGAATCAGAAGATATGGTACTTCGGGGTGCTGCCCAGGACGGACGGCGTGGACCGGGGCGCGACCCAGCACCCGATCTGGACCAAGCCGGTGTCCAGCGCGTCGAAGCCCATGGAGCACGAGAAGGGCCTGGGCATGGACAACCAGGTCCCCTTCGCTGAGACCGGTCCCATCGAGATCGGGAACGGCGATCAGATCATGACCGTGCTCCACATCATCCCCGACGACAAGACCCTCGGGGACGTGACTGGCACCCTGACGTTCAAGAACTACCCCGACGACAACGGGGACGAGCTGGTGGTCAGCCCGCTGTCCGCGCAGACCGATGTGCGGAAGACCGGGCGGACCGTTCGCATGAAGGTGACGCAGGCCAGGAACAAGGCGTGGAGGGTTGGAGTGATCCGCCTCGACGTGGCACCGGGGGGTAGGCGATAGTGAACCAGCAGGAGATTCTTCGAGAAGCCCGCCAGATGATCGCTGACGGCGCGAGCGGCCGTGAGGTGTCCAGGTTTGTGTTCGAGGCCACCGAAGGGCGTACAGCGGACGTGGAGGCCCTTCAGCGGGCAGTAAGCTCCGGCGAAGAGCTGGAGTCACCGTTCACCACGTTCTCTGATGTGGCCGAAGGTGCGAGGACCGTGGGCCGTGTCGCAGGGAAGGCAGGGCAGTTTCTGAAGGACGCAGCTGGGAATCCCCTGGCCGCCACTGTCGGGCTCCTCGGGCTCGGACAGCGTGGCGCCCAGGCGGTGGGCCAGCTGGCAGCGGGTGCCGGGCGGAAGATCGCTTCGGACCCGCTGGGATCCGCGAAAAGTACACTGGACTTCGTAGCCGGCGAGAACCCGCTGGACATCCTCGGGCCGGAGACGGCCGCCACTGCGTTCTTCGGTCCCATCGCCCGGGCTCGCAAGGCAGCCAAGGCAGCGAGGAAGTCGGCGGAGGCCGCCGGCGACGTGGGCGTGCTCGCCAGGAACATGGACGAGCTGTCACCCTTCGTCGACGAGGCGACGGGTCTCCCCCGCATGCCGTCCGTCGAAGACCTCCGGGCGAGGCAGCTCCGGGGTGAGGACAAGGTGAGGCCGTTCCGCCCGGGGATCGACCCGGAGGATATGTTCGAGCGGGACATCCTCCGCATCCAGGAGGACTTCAAGCTGGACGAGGCGTCCGCCCGTCGCCTGGCGACGAAGCTGCACCGTGGCGGAACGGACGCCGAACGGAAGGCGGACGCCCTGGCACTCGACGAGCTGTCGCGCTCCAGGGGCGGACCGAACGCAGCCAAGGCCGTGAAGGAGCCGCTTCCTGGACCCTTCGCACCAGGCAAGGACGTGCCCCCGGCACGACCGCCGTCGGCTGTACCCGCCGGCCTCACGCTCACGGACAACTCGCGGATCATCTCGGAAGCCCACATCGCCAACGGCGGGAGCACCATCGATCCACGGACGGGTCGGGACTTCGGCGGTGAGGACGTGTGGGCAGTGGCGACCAAGCAGCCGGGTGGCAGTCCGCACGGTCAGCTCTTCGATGAGGCGCCGACCACGTTCGAGGTGCGCGAGTACATCAAGCTGCACAAGGAGCTGCTAGAGAGCGACGAGAGTCTGATGGTCGGCTCCTGGTTCGACGAGGCCAGCGAGGCCCACGGGAAGCACGAGCTGGCGATCACCAAGGTCTTCCCCGGGAACCAGCAGTCAGCGGCTCAGACGTTCGCGTTGGAGAACGACCAGTGGGGCTACCTCAACCTGGCCCACCCTGAATTCAAGACCGTGGCGGCGGCCGACGAGTTTGCGAACGCCTCGCTGCGGGCGGAGCTGGACGAGCTGGTCCCGGCCAGAGCGGAGGCCAGGCGGGAGAGGTTCTTCGAGCTGATGACGCCGGAGGAGCAGCGCAACTTCGAGTTTACGAAGACCGGACGGAAGCGGAGTCAGAAGGTCCAGGACGACGCGCTCCGTGTCTTCAGCCTCATGCCGGAGACGGAGCAGGGAGTCCAGATGGCCATACTCGGAAGCGAGATGGCCCACTGGTATCGTAGCTCCGCCAGGACCCTCCGCCAGGCGTTCGGTGCCGACGCCCCCCGCTTCTCTGCGTTGCTGGCCAGCACCAGCCCGAACATCGCTGTGCCCGACAACCTCGGCGCCTCCCTCCAGATTTGGCGGGACTGGCAAGCCCTCGGTCGTCCGACGGATGCGGCGTCCATCACACGGATGGTGGACGAGGCGTCGGCGGCCTGGGGGATCACGCCCACGTCGTTCAACAACACCCACAAGATCCTCGGCCTGACGAACGAACAGCTCCTCGACCCGAAGATGCTTCGAGCCGGAGGTATGCTGTCAGGACCGAAGGTGGACCCCTTCTACGCGAACCTGGTGGGAGAGTCGCAGCGCCTGGTGGTCGATACGCACATGAAGGCCGGGTTCGGCTTCGGCCGAGATCAGGTCCGCGTCCCTGAAGGGCTCGGCGCGGGACCCGCGATGCGGGACGTGGCCAGGGCGATGCAGGAGCTGACGGGCTCGCCGGTCGACGTGAGCGACGTGCAGGCAGCTCAGTGGTCCGCGATCAGAGCCATCCGGGAGCTACAGCGGAAGGGCTCCCGCACCAGGACGGCGGAAGAGCTGGTCATGGACGAGCACTTCGGGAGCCTGTTCGGGATCGAGCAGGGGTTCAAGGGGAAGGTGAACCTGCCGCAGATCCGCGCCAAGATCAAGGAGCAGCCCAGCTTCAGCAGCCTCATCCACGAGAAGCAGTACGCCGACCTGGTCAGCGAGCTGGGGATCAAGCTGCCGGCGGCCACGCCAGAGGCAGGGCTGGCGGGCATCGATCCGGGCAGCGCCCGCATCGCTGACGTGCTGGCCTTCGCCAAGCGGATGGACCTCCGGGACTCGAAGCGATTCCTGTACGGCGCAGCCGGAGCTATGCTGCTCGGCAACGTGGACGACGCGGACGCTCGGGCACTGGCAGAGGAGATGATCGTCGAGGCGGGGCTGTCGCAGGCGACGGTGGACGGGCTGAGTGCGGAAGAGCTGGGGTCCTACGCGGGACTCCTGTCGGAGGCTCCGATGGTCACGGCTGCGGAGCTGGCGCGGTTCGCCAAGGTGAGGGGGCTGAACGGGGCGGTGCAGGTAGCGAACGACTTGGGGAGAGGCACGGAGTCACAGCCGAAGCGGCGACCCCCACCCCTCCTACCCCGGCTGGAGCACAGGGTGGAGGGGCAGGACGAGCAGCCGCCTAGCAGCAAGATCGGAAGAGC